GTTTATGAAAATTGACTGGTATTTTGTATAATGACCAACTAAATCATGGTCACTTGAGGAGTCTAATGTATAGACTGCCGCTTCGCCTTGTGCAACAAACCAAAATTCACTTCGGTGTTGATGACGCTGCATACTTAAACAGGTTTTTGGAAGAACGGTTAATTCTTTTAGTTTTACATGAGATTCTACTTCATGCAGAACTCTATAATAGCCCCATGTCCTTGATGTTTTTGGTTTCTTCCAGTCATCCAAGATCCATGAACTAGAATTAACTTTATCAAACCCACCAACTCCAAATATAAATTCTACCTTAGGATCCTGCAAAGACATTTCCGGCACGTTGGAGTTTGTTCTATCGCCTCCATTGGCAAATATCACAGTGGCAGATGGATGCAGTTGCCGTAGTATGCGAATGGCATCTATCGCTGTACCGTCATCATCATTAAAATCTATAACTCTGTCTACAAATTTTAAATTAGACAACACAGTAGAACGTTCGCCCCAGAGCATAAATGGTCTACCCTTTTTTTGGGACAACCATTTATCGCTATTAAGTCCTACAATTAACTTATCTCCTAAGCTACATGCCGCTTCTAAATAACGTATGTGCCCGCTATGAATGGGATCGAACCCACCTGTTACTAAAACTATTTTCATAGTTATATTTACAACGAGGCATCTTCCATTCCTGCGACCCTGAGTTTAACGATATTCGTCAACTGCCATTGTTTTTGATCCAGGGCTTTGGTAATGCCTAGCCATTTATTGCGTAAAAGCGCAAATTCGTTGATGATTTTCTCAAAATCAACAACATCTGACTCGCCTTCTACATATCTATCACAGTCTCTAGAACTTAGTGCTCTTTGATAATTTTCTAAATACTTTCTAAAATGTTGGCTTTTCAGTCTGCGGCATTCTATGTTTAGATACTCTAAAATTGCTTCAATTTCTTGCAACTGATTAAATCGTTGTTCTACCACTCCCGGCATACTAGCAGTGGCCTTTTCTATATTCCCAAATATACGGCATTCTAGTCTAGCCTCTGCCAATTCTTTTTCATAGTATTCAACAGCATCTGGAATATGTGAAATATCTTTACTTATTTTAGAATACCAGTTCATAAATCATTCATCTTTAGAATCATAGTCCCAATTATCTTCCTCATATCCTTCCTCTTCTTCTTCGGTTTCGTCAAGATAATATTCAATAGCCTTATCTAAGATATCGTCGTGGCCTGTGGCACCTTCAAGCACTTTATCAGAAATACCGTAATCTGCTAACAGTTCAACATAACGATCTGCAACGGTATCTAGTGTTTTTTTATCTATGTATTCTTTAAATAACAACCAAATATCTGCAATTTGTGTATCAACCATAGTAGTGTAAATTCTCCGTTTTTCAAAGTTGTTTAATGAAAATAAAATCCGCTTTAGCTACCTTTTCAACCATTATATAGCCTAAACTATTTAACAATGTATTAACATTTGGTCGATCTTCAGGTTGCCGCTCTGCATGAATACGTTCTTTATTTTCTATTAATATCACAGGTGAATTATTCCGTAAAAATGCTTGGGCACCTTGTAGTAAAAATCCTTCATGACTATCTACATCGATTTTAATAAAATCGATGCCAATAAAATTAAAGTCATCTAACGGTGCAGCTTCTATTTTCAAAATATTTGATACTGTTTTTACAGTGTCAGGATACTTGTCCGATATCCAACCACTAAAATGACTATTACCATTATAGAATGTTTTTGTGCCAGCTGTGTTGCTTAACCCAACATTGCGTAGATCTACATTGGTTATTCCACGATCTTTAAGATTTTCTTCACAACATTTATAAATTTCTGTGTTTGCTTCAAATGCAACAACCGTATTAAATTTCTTTGAAATACTAGTTGTAGAATCTCCAATCCAAGTACCTACATCTATTGCTCGTTCAAAACGTTTGACATAGACATAGGCTTTTTCTAATATGGGCAAGCAGGTAAAGGTTTCTTGCTCTATCATATCAGCAGTAATGATAGTGTTATCAGGAGCCCACCAATTACCTATTTTTTTCATTGTTCTACTATTTCTTCTGTTTCATTCACAACGATATTTTTTGATAAATTGAGATAATCTGCCATCACTATGTCCAAACAGCCATTGTCATTGCGTTCCCATTCTTTTCTGTAGTATTTGTGTTCTTCACCGTTAGAAGAAATTAATTTCAGCCTATTACCATCTTTTTGTAAAATATTTTTTGCTTCAAAAAGATCGACTAATCCACTGTACGGATTCATGCCAGTGGCATACGGAATCTTGACCTGTACACTCTCAAAAGGTTTCGCGTAACGAGTCTTCATGACTTTACAAGCAGCACGAATGCCGCGTACTTCTGAAATTTTATTTCCGTCTTCATCCTCTTTAAGTTTCAGTTTCTTCATCGCAACTACGATCGAACTTGCATAGATAAAGCCTTGGCCGCCTGAAATCTTATCATCTGGATCAAACATATCCTGACTAGCGTATGTGTGATTAGTAGCAACCAAACCAACATTATAACTACCAAACATGTTAACACAGTTACGAACCAATGCCGTCAGTGCCTTGGGCTTGCGACCCATGTCGCCTTTAAGGTCTCCGGCTTCGAATTGATTTATATCGGTTGGAGTAAGTAACATACCCAACGAATCAATAACAAACAGAACCTTTGGACGATCTGCCATAGCTTTGTATTCTTTCATAAACTCAACAATAGTTTTAGCAACATCGTCAATCATGGCCATGTTGAGTTTCAGTAATTTATCTTCTGAACAATCTACGCCTAATGCTTCAAGCCATGCTTGATCAAGGGCGTTTTCTGAATCAATAAGCACAACGTATATGCCTTGTTCTTGGGCATTCTTTACAAGATTGCCGGAACAAATATAACTCTTTCCGGCGCCAGATTCGCCGGCGAATACAGTGACTTTACCTAAAGGAATACCTTGTTTAAAGTCTCCACTGATAAGATAATTTAGTGCATAGTTTCCAGTCGAAACCCAATCGGTTGGGTCATTGAAACCAACACCTAGTCCGTCAATGTTCTTTGTCAGCGTCTTGCGGAATTTTGATAAGTCAAAGGCTTTAGTTGCCATAGTGTCTCCTTAAATATAATTTAGTAAGGGGCGCAAGGCCCCTTACGATTAAGCGTTTTGCTTGCGATTGCGAATCATAGCCAAAATGTCATTGGCTTTAGAAGAGCCGTCACCGGACGGTTTCTTATCTTCAGCAGTCGCCCGAGACACAGGCTTGCTAACAACTGTAGATTCTACGTCATATTCATCATCTAAATTTGTAGGCTTTTTGACGCTGTTAGGATCACCTGTGGCTGATCCCATTCCTGCCGGCTTGAAATATTGTCCCCAGCGTTCCATATTAAACGGCTCACCATCTACAGATGCTTCAAACATTTCCTTTATAACTTTGACCTCAACATCTCCCGGTTTCTTCGGCAGATAGTCTTTAAGATTAAACAGCTTATGCGTCTTCACAGCAGTCTGTTCCTCATCACTAAGAGGACGTTCTCTACGCTTCCATGCACTAGTTGAATAGTCAGCATAACCTCCCTTGCTAGTCTTGATTAGACGGAAGTCAACACCATGTAATGTGTCAGTTGGAAGATCCTCCATTTCCGGATCCATTAATGCACCGCGGATCAATTGAAAGATCTGTGGACCAATGATAAATCTACGGATAGGATTTTCTGGATTATTTTCTTCCTTCAAACCGTCTTCTACGACGAAACCTTGAAAGATATAACTGCGTTTCTTCCAATACTTCTTACCTTGTGCTTCAAGACTAGGATCTTTGAACCATGGACGAACCTCAGAAAGAATGGGACAGGTCTCGCCATACATCTCCATGCAGGGCACCTGTACAATAACCGACCTACTGTCAGTTTCGCCCATAATACCAGCGAACGGCAATTTAATCATTGCACGTTCTACCCAGAAAAATGTGTTGTCGGGATTTCCGTCAGGAAGAAAACGGACTGTGGATTCGGAACCTTCCTTTAAGTTCCAGAACGGATAAATGGAATTATCTCCACCTGTTCTGTTACCGTCGCCTGTTGAGCGCGCCTCTTGTTCCTTTAATTTTGCACGAATTTCAGCCAAAGTTGCCATAATTGTTCTCCTATATTAGCCTTTGTGTATTTGCCTTTATCTGTTGAAACCTATCAACAAAAAAACGCATACATTGTATTGTATGCGTTTTTATTTATGACTACAACCTTTTAGGCTGTATTAAAGTGGTTACTTTACCAACCGCAGTCCTGCCAACTGTGCTATTCTGTCTATATCTGATTTTGACTGCTTGCCCTGAAGTGTTTCCTGCATTTTTCTATTGCCGATTTGAAGAGCCATATCTACCTCGCGTTTAAATGCGGGATCAGTTTTATATCTAGGATCTAATTGGGCTTTTTCAGGTGTAAATCCTGGGCCACCCGGCGGCAGTGTAGGACCTGGTGTTTGCGGACTCCAACGCTTGCCTTTATTAGGACCCGATGTTACCATTGGATACTTGCCATCTTTACCTTTTGGAGGGGGAGCTGACTCTCCGTCCGGATTATATGGAGCAGCACTTTGCTCAGACATGCCGGCTAGTTTACGCATTCTATAAGTTTCATATACAGAACTTAACTGGCCTACGCACTCTCTGCAGTAAGCCTCAACTGCTTGCTTAAAGCGGTCGTCTTTTTCCTTTCCATATTTTTCACAAAGATCTTTAGTAACTTTTGTTATTACCCCTTCTTCTCCCAATGGGAATGGACCTTGATCAATTCTCTCTGGAACTAGGTTTGTAAAACTTTTCACTCTCTCAAGTATTTGTTTCGCCAGACTATCTCTTCCCTGTCGTGCAAGATGTCTAGCCCTACTCATTGGCGTGTGCTTGGCGCCACTTTTATCAGTTACATCCGCTGATTGACTATAAGGACCGTCAAACGGAATATCGTTACCAAACTTAGATTCTAATTCATCTGTGATGATGTCTATTATCTTTTCTATATCATCATCCGCATGTAAACCTTTTTCATAGGCAATGTCATTGACCATATCCTGTAGTTTTTTGCCAACTTCGTCATCTCTGCCTAATGCACTGTATATGATATCAAATGAATCTGAGCCCTTATTAATTGCCATGGCCATTTTCTTGAATTCATCTTCAGCGTCGGCTTCATTTATTGGCTGCGACACTTCAAACGCCATTAGCGCCTCACTAAGGCTATAAGACTTGCCATTTATTGTCAATCTAACAGTGTCAAAATCTCTACCATTTTCTTCGGCCAATGATTTAATTTTATATAATTTGGTTTCAAGTGCTCCTTGCCAACTTTCCTGTTGTGCAGGAACTGTGGCTGCTGGTGCTGCTGCTGGCGCTGCTGGTGCTGCTGCTGGTGCGGCTGCCG